ACTGGACAGCACCAGTAATGGACATAACAAACGATGACTTCCGTTCTGGTATCGGTGTATCAACACGACACTCTCGTAGAGATAACTTTAATACCCTGTCTGGAACTTTCCGTGGTGCTGAGTCTGACTGGCAAGTAACAGATTACCCATCCGTAACTAACTCTGTTTTCTTAGCTGCTGATGGTGGTCAAGAGTCAGTTGCTGACGTACCCTTAACCTTCACAGTCTTCTCTCTTGAAGCTAGTCGTCTAGGTTTAATTGCGCTGGAAGCTAACAGACAGCAACTTACAGTAAGTGCCAGCTTTGGTCTTCGTACACTTGAACTAGAGATTGGTGACAATGTACGTATTACTAACACTAGATTTGGCTGGACTAACAAAGAGTTTGAGGTCCAGAGTTGGTCCTTTGGTCTTACTGACGGACTAGACTTACAAGTAGACATGGTACTTAGAGAGACTGCTGAGTCTATCTACGACCAAGCCTATGATGGTGTGTTCTACGAAAGAGACAACACAACACTTCCTTCAGCTTTTGATGTGCCTTTAGTTGGTATGACCCTATCTACTGCACTTAGAAGCACTAACCAAACAGTTGTTGCTGTTCTTGATGTTCAACTCTCTGCTACCTCAGTCTTTATCGACAAATACGAAGTTGAGTATAAGCTAAGTTCTGCAACTGATTATATTGCTCTTGGGAGTGGCTCAGGTCTTAACTACGAATTGATCTATACCTCTGATGCTACCTTTGATATTAGAGCTAGGGCAGTGAATACCTTCGGTGTAAGGGGTGAGTACACTACAACTCTCAACTATGGTGCTAGACCTTTCGCTGAACCCCCTGCTGATGTAACTAATATCTCAGCTAACATCAACCAAACCACAGCAGTATTATCTTGGTCTCCAGTACCTGACTTGGATTTGAGCCACTACGAGGTAAGATTTACTCGTGAAGCAGTTCCCGTGTGGTCTAACAGTGTACTACTTGTTGATAAAGTCGCTAGGCCTGCCACAAGTATTACTGTTGCCGCTCAGACTGGTACATACTTGATTAAAGCTGTCGATAAGCTAGACAACAAGTCAGTTGGTGCCGTAGGAACTACCGTTGCTATTAACGCTTCAGACACAATCGGTCTTAACTTAATCCAAACCCTTACAGAGAACCCTAATTTCTTAGGGACTAAGACTAACACTACTGTGATTGGTGGTAACTCTTTATCACTTACACTTGGTCAAGCGTCAGGAACTTATGACTTTAATAGTGTAGTTGACCTTGGGGCTACCTTCACTTCCTACGTTGAATCCTTTATTGACATCATTCAGTTGAACTACGCACTTCAGTTTGATAGCCCAGTAGAGAACTTTGACGTAAGAGAAGGTTTGTTTGATGGAGACCCTGCTGCATACGATGGTTCTACAGCAGTCGTTCAGATTGCTACAACATTGGATGACCCTACCTCACCTACAGCTACCTTCACGGCCTTTAATAACCTATCTGCTGGGTCGTATTCAGCCAGAGGCTATAAGTTTAGAGCGTTGCTAACTACTAATAACCTTGATGTAGCTCCAAAGGTTACAGACCTGCAAGTTAAAATTGATATGCCAGATGTAATTCAATCCGCAGAGGACATAGCATTTACGGGGACTAAGGTTGTAACATTCCCTTCTGCTTTCTACACCGTTAGCAACCCAGCGGTAAGCACTAGCGTTACTGGATTAGGTAGTGGTGACTATATTGAAATTACAAGCAAGACTAACTCTGGCTTTACTATAACTGCTAAAGACTCAAGTGGCAATCCACTAACAACCCAGACTGAATTAGACTACGTAGCTAGAGGTTACGGAAAGGAAACATAATGTCACAGAATGATTTCACACTAGCCAACCAAGGCTTCCCGTCTATGAGGGCTGATATGAACTCAGCTTATCAGGCGTTAGCTTCAAATAGTTCTGGTGCTACAGCACCCTCAACTACCTATGCTCACCAGTGGTGGTACGACACAGCTAACGACAAGCTGATGATCCGTGATGCTGCTAATACTGCGTGGGCTGAGTTTTCTTCTGGTACTGGAGCAACTGGTGGTGGGGATGACCTAGTATTCTATGAGAACGACCAAACGGTAACTACTAATTATACTGTTATTGCAACGAAGAACGCAATGTCCGCTGGACCTGTTGATGTAAACGCTGGTGTTACAGTTACGATTGAAACAGGCGCAAGATGGGTGGTTGTATAAATGACTATTACACTAAACGGAACTACAGGTGTCACTACTACGGGGCTTACCTCTAACGGCATCGACGACAACGCTACATCTACTGCGATGACACTGGATGGCAGCGGTAACTTGCTGGTGGGTAAGACGAGTTCAAGCACTACGACGGCGGGTAACGAGTTAAGGGCGGGTGGTTTAGCTGCATTTACACGGTCAGGTTCTTACTCACTAAACCTCAACCGATTAGATTCTGATGGCGACATTGCGAGGTTCCAAACAGACGGCACCACTATGGCGAATCTTGGGACCAACGGTGGGTACTTGTATATCGGCAGCCCTCAAGGAACTGATGCCCACATTGGAATGGGTGATTCTCAAGTCTACCCTTCTACTTCAGCAGGTGGTTACAGAGACAATGCTATTGATTTAGGCAGCACTAACGGGCGTTTCGACGACATCTACGCCACCAACGGCACAATCCAAACATCTGACCGCAACGAAAAGCAAGACGTAGCTGCACTGACAGCAACTGAAATGCTTGTAGCTGCTCGTATCTCTACAGGCTTCAAGACCTTCCGCTGGATCGACAGTGTGTCTGACAAGGGTGACAATGCCCGTACTCATACAGGTGTCATTGCTCAAGACGTACAGGCAGCTTTCATTGCTGAAGGCTTAGACGCTGGTGACTACGCACTGTTCACATCAGCTACATGGTGGGAAACACAGACTGACGTACCTGCTGTAGAAGCTGACGAAGATAACGATATTGAAGCTGCTGACGCATACACTCGCACAGACACCTTTGACACACTTGATGAGGCACCTGATGGTGCAACAGAACGTACACGAATGGGTATCCGTTATCCTGAGTTGTTAGCCTTTGTTGGTTCATACAACGAGCAACGGTTTGCATCCATTGAAACAAGACTAGCAGCATTGGAGGAATCACCATGAGTAAGATCGCAGTTAGCCCCAATGGATCAGGTACGGGTACTTATACCTTAGCCTCACCTAATAATAACGCAAGCCATACACTTACCTTGCCAGTGGCTACTGGTACCTTGCTGACTAGCACTGGAAATGGTTCTGGTCTTACGTCTTTAACTTCAGCTAACCTTACTGGTGCTTTGCCAGCTATCAGTGGCTCTAGTCTTACGTCTTTAACTTCAGCTAACCTGACAGGAGCCTTACCAGCTATTGATGGCTCCAACCTAACGGGTCTTGGCGGTGGAACACCAGCAGGTGTAGTTATTTACCATGCAGCTAACACAGCCCCTACGGGCTTCATTAAAGCCAACGGTGCATCAATCAGTACCTCTACATACTCAGACCTCTTTGCAGTCATAGGTTACACATTTGGTGGCTCTGGTGGTTCCTTCAACGTGCCTGACCTTCGTGGTGAGTTCTTGCGTGGTTGGGACGATGGTCGTGGTGTTGATAGTGGTCGTGCCTTTGGTTCGTCTCAGGGAGACCTGTTCAAGAGTCACAGTCACACCTTCGGTGTATGGCAAGCTACAACTAACACTGCTCACAATGGTGCTGGAACAGGTAGCACTCACTATCAAAGTACTCAGAGTGTTAGTTCAGTTGGTGGCACCGAAACACGCCCACGCAACATCGCCCTACTAGCTTGTATCAAATACTAAGGAGACACGGATATGAACGTATATCAAACTGACAATGATGGTGTCTTCGTAGGCATCACAACAGCAGACCAAGACCCTATGGATGTAAGCAATATGCTCATCCCAGCAGGTTGTGTAGAGACTTCACCCCCTTCTATAACAGATGAGCAATTAGCACGGTGGGATGGTTCCTCATGGGCTGTCGAGGATATTCCAGCACCCGAAGCTGAACCAGAGCCAGCAGACCCTGCTGAAGAAGCTCGTGCTAAACGTGACAACATCCTAGTCACAGCCGTTGACCCACTGGTGTCTAACCCATTTCGTTGGGCTGACCTTACGTCTGACAAGCAAGCTGAGTGGTCACAGTACAGGATAGACCTATTGGGTGTACCACAGCAAGCTGGGTTCCCTAACACTATCACATGGCCTACACTGGAGGAATCACCATGAGTACGATTCTCGTAGACTCAATTTCGGATACCGCTGGAACAGGATCGCCCAGTTTTCCTAATGGCATAACTGTAGACGGTACATTAGGAGCTACTACCGTAGCCGCCCCCACTGTAACAGCTACTAATGTAAACACTACTAATGTAACAGCTACTAATGTAAACACTACTAATGTAACAGCTACTACCGTAGGGGTTACAACAGTAGACCTCGGTGATTGGACTATCGTTCAGTCAGGGTCAAACCTCATATTCAAGCACAATGGCACCAATAGATTTAAGCTGACTAGCAGTGGCGCTTTAACTGTTGAGGGTGATGTAACAGCGTTTGGAGGTGCCTAATGGGTTTACCTTTAACTGGAGAACTAAGTCTAGATGATGTTAACGTAGAGCTTGGCATAACATCGGGAACTACTATTAGAATGGGTTCCTCTGATGTACGTGGGTTGTTTGAACGCTCAAGCGGAAGCGTTCGTATGCAACATGGTCGGGGTAAGTCTAATGTCTTTGAATTTAGCATCACTAGCACCCAAACAAACGCCAACATTAGAACACTTGCTATTTCAGCGGGTTGGGATCAAAGTACGTCTTTGATAGCGAACATAAACGCAGGGATTACATTGCACTCTAACAATACCTCTACGGGTGGCGCTGTGGTGTCTGGCAGCTTCCCTAGCGGTGTGACTATCGTCAACAGTGGTAACATCACGGGCCAAGGTGGCGGTGGTGGTGGTGGCGCAGGTGGGATGGCTATACAGGTAACTACTACCGACTCAGTGTCTATCACCAACAACTCTGGTGCCTTCATAGCGGGTGGCGGTGGCGGCGGCGGCGGTTCCCAAGGTGGTGGTGGTGCTGGTCAGTCGTCTCCTAATACTGCTGGTGCTGCTGGTGGCTCATACAGTTCTTCTTCGGGCATTGGCTCTAGCTTTGGCCCATACGGCTGTAGTGAAGGTGGCAGTTTCTACCTCAGTGGTAGCTGTAGTGTAACGGTTAGTGGTAGCATTGGAGCAGGTGGTCCACAAGGGGCGTCTGGTGGCTCTGGTACTTCTACAGGCGGCTGCTGTGCTACATACTTCTCTGGTAGCTCAGGTACTGGTTGTAGTCACTCTATGGTCCAAACTATATGTGGCGGCGGCGGTAGTCCAAATCCGGGAGGTCAGGGTGGCTCTATACTTTCAGCTACCTCAAACCAAACCAGAAGTGGTGGTGGCTGGGGTCTACAAGGCTCTGGTGGTGGCGCAGGTGGCGCTGCTGTTGCTGGAACAAGCGTTACAATGACAAACAATGGAACAGTGTACGGAACTGTGGCCTAAGAAATGAATTGGAATAATCAATGACCGAAGAAGAAAAGGCAATCCATAACGAAAAGTTTCGTGCTAAAGAGCCTATTAATACTGAGACGACAAGGGAGCCTGTAGAGGTAGAAGTAACTCCTTCGGAGATAACTATAGAAGAGCAAATCAAGTTAATGATTGGTTTAGCTAAACCTAAAGTATCTAAAGAGCGACTAGAAATCTGTAAGGCTTGTCCAAGGCTAAGAGCAAGTTCTGTGTGTAGTTTATGTGGGTGTTTCATGCAAGCTAAGACTAAACTAGAAAACGCTACATGCCCAGAAGACAAGTGGTAGTACGGAACAATAAAACACAAGGAATAGAATAGTATGTCGTATAAACTTGGAACACGTAGCCTACAGAGCCTGTCAGGAGTACACCCCGATATGGTAGCTGTGGTTAAGAGAGCTATTGAGATCACTGAAGTGGACTTCACAGTCATCGAAGGTATCCGTAGCATCAGTCGTCAGCGTGAATTACTTAAGGCTGGTAAGTCTACTACCTTAAACTCACGACACATCACTGGACATGCTGTTGATATGGTCCCTTGGCCTGTAGACTGGGAAGACCTTAAACGCTTTGAGCAAATGGCTGAAGCTATGAAGACAGCAGCAGATGAGCTTGACATTTCCATCGTATGGGGTGGTGACTGGAAGAGTTTTTATGATGCTCCCCACTTCGAATTAAACCGTAAAGAGTACCCATGAGATGGCTGATGAAAAGGCTTTGGGGCCTGCAAATAACAACAACTTATCTATAGGTCTTATATTCGGACTTGTAACTCAGGGTGCAGCTATAGTCTGGACTGTATCTATGATGATGTCGGATATTGAAGATAACCGTGAAGACATCATAAA